GGCAAATGAAGTGGGCGTTACTTGGTCTTGGAGCTTTAGGCATTGTATTTTTGGCCTTTAAGAAACAAGTCAAGAAAACCACCGATATTGACATTTATGACAATAGTATGATCGATTTTTATAATTGCGGTCGTGTTCGTGACATGTTTGGAGAATTTGACGAATATGAGATAAAGGAGGAGGATTTCAAGGCCCAGTCTGGGTTGAACCCTGAGAACATGGATGATATTGCTGCTAGAGATAGCCAAGAGAATCAATGGGCACAGGTGGAACGCTCAGAGGTCCCGATGTCTGAACCAGCTACAACAACTACCAGTGATAATTTGGCCAATTCCATGAGGACAAATATTGTTGGTGTTATCTCAGAAACTCACAAGACAACTTTAGCTTTTTATATTTGTTCTAATTTTGTACTGATACCGACCCATTTCATCAAGAAACATAACATGGATGATATCCGTGTTAGGGTGTATAAGACTAAACCTGAGCAAGTAGGAAGCTATTTTCGCGAGACGATTTCTAAAGAATTTTCGTATGAAATTCCAGATACGGATTTGACACTGTGTTACATGACCAGTGGAGGGTCTATGAAGGACTTTAGAGCGTTTTTGCCGTTAGTTAAGGATCTTGGTCCAATGGCAGCTAAGTTGGTCACTCGTGGTCCAGTAGGCAGAGTTCTCAAATCTGTGCCCACTTTCTTCGAGGGATCCACAACAGTTCGCCATACATCAGCTGAGTTCGCCGGAGGGTACTATACTTTGCCCGGTGAGACTATTGAAGGTATGTGTATGTCCCCTTTGATCAGTGACCGTAAAGGTTCAATGATTTTGGGTTTCCATCTTGGAGGCCTTGGAAACAGAGGAGGATGTGGAACAGTTACCCACGACCAAATCACTGAAGCTATCTTGAAGTTGTCTGCAGTAGATGGAGTAGTTCTTTCAGCTTCATCAGGAAACTTGATTCCCAACATGGGAGATTTTCCTACTGAGACTTTTGGTAAGCGAATTTTGGAAAGTGAAGATATTCACATGAAGAGTGCTACTCGATTCCTACCTTTCGGAGCTTTTATTTCTGTTTTCGGATCAACGTCTGGTAAAGCGACACCTAACAGTAGAGTTGAACCAACAATTATATCTGACAATGTAGAAGAAGTATTTGGTGAACCTCAGAAATGGGGACCTCCGAAAATGAAAGGTAAAGGAAGATATCCTTATCAAGCCACGTTACAGCACTCCAGCGTTCCGAGTTTACCGGTTGGCGGTGTACTGCGGAAAGCCGTAACATGTATGAAGAGCATTTCGACGGAAGTCAAAAAGAAATTGCCTGAGTTGTTTAAGTGTGGACCCTTGTCCCGCGTAGCAACCGTTAGTGGTTTGAAAGGAGTGAGGTTCATTGATCCTATGAACTTCAACAC